ATGCTACATTCCCGACTACAGACGCCCTTGTGTCTCGCAGGGTTGAGGATATACGGCAAGCGGAGGCGTTTGATGCTAATAAAGTGAATCGCCCAGACCAGCGCGCTATTAATAGGTTTGAAGGGGTAACACCTCGACAGCCAGAAGCCCCATTCCGACTGAATGAAGCGAGCGCGGCAAACGCACAGAACAAAGTCGTTGATGATTATGCAGATATGCTCCGTGATATCGGTGAGGGTAATGGAGTCACGGTCAACCCTGAGACGGGGGCAAGGGTCTCTAACAACTATCGTCCAGGGATGGGTAGTGCTAGGGTAACTAAAGCTCAATGGCGCGAAGAGGCTGCCCGACAGTTGAGCGAGGGTAGTGCTGATCCGTCCGTACAAAAAGCTTTCAACGAAGCCGTAGACCCCGAAGTGCAAGCGACCCTGGCTAGAGGTGAGCGCCCTGATGCTCCTGTAGGTCGCCCAATAACAGTTAAAGAAGCCAAGACTATTGATGTCTCGGACAATACGAATGTGCCTCAAAACTTGCCGGAAACGCCCGGAACAGTGCGCGTTACTGAGGCTACAGCGCCGAATAATACTAAAAGTGAGGCCGTGGCTAACACCCCGACAGCGAATACCCCACCCTCGTTGCCAAGAGAGGTTCAGGAAGTTCTTGATAACCCTAAGCAGTTCAACAAGCGTCAAGTAGCCGCCGCTCGGAACCAGCGCAAATTGGCTCGTCAGATGGCTAAAACACAAGAAGATACAGCCAGGGCGATGGAGCGAGTTGATGCCACCAGGCCAGAGCGCGTTCGCGTAGAAGGTCAACCAGAAGGGTTTGCACCGACGGGCGAGTTCATCCGAGGTAAACGAGGTAATGTCTCTGAGCGAGCCAGTGCTGTCACCGAGACTGCTGCGGGCCGTAGAGAAATGGCCGACAGGTCTACTGATGACTTGTTAGACGAGGTATATGAAAAAGGATCTTTGAGCCCAGGTGATAGGCGCCGAATTACTGCCGCTAAAGAGAATATTATGAAGGCTGACCCGGAAAACTTCCGTTCTAGCGACCAATATAAAGTCCTAGACAGGCTTGAAAAGGCTGGTCGTAGTGATTTGGGCCGCGGACTAGCGTTAATACCCCGGACTATTCGTAAAACGGCCAGCGCTGACACGTTGACGGCTCGCTGGGAGCGTAAAATCGGCAATGTGCTAGACGACCCAACAAAGATGACTACTGAGCAATGGAGAACAGTTCAAGGCGCAAACGATACATTCACCCTCGCTCGCGACAGAGCGGCTCAACTTGAAGAGCAATTCAGAAAAACCGGCAGTGAGGCTGATTTTAACGCATGGGAGAAGGCATACAAAACCGCTCGTGACGCTGATACTGCTGCAAAAATGACAGAGGTTAAGGTTGCTAAACAGATATTAAAGGGCGAAAAGGGCGCCGAAGTAAACAAGACTCTCGACGCGCTCAAAAAAGAAGCTGATGTGAATACTATGGATCTTGTTACAGCTAATATGCTTTCAGGTACGGGTACGGGCTTTAGAAACACCTTCGGTACTGAGCTAGCGGGCATAGAAAACCGCGCAGGAGCCAATATCCGAGCCAAGATAACTAAGGCTATATTCAAAGAAAATGTGGGCGGATTTGACAGGACCAGCGCGCGTTACGGCCGTAAACTTGGCGCTAGTAAGTTCTTTGGCGACATCACCAGAAGGGCTGATAACGGGGGTAGGAATCCTCTTGAGTGGGCGAAAAACTGGTCTACAACTATCAACTCGGCTGGGGAGTCAAGCTTACAATCTCAGGTCTACTCACGACTAGGAAAGTACTATAAGAACCAATTTGCTGAACAGGGCCTCTCCGGGAAAGAGCTTGATCTCAAGATGCGTCACGCTATGATTACCGACCCTGATGAAATGGCTGATATTTATTTGGACGGAGCTATGAAATCTAGTGGACTTACCGGGATGTTTGAGAAGGGGCAAACCATTGAGAAGGCTGTCTCCGACTACTTTGGCGGCAAAGCCGATAGTAAGCTAGTGCAAGGCGCAACAAAACTGGTTATGCGTATGCTGGTAGGGTTCCCTACTGCTACGGGCAACTTCCTAGCTCAATCTACTAAGCGTTTGACGCTTGGACTGCCATCATGGATAGAAGTGGGGGCCAAACTAGCTAAAGGAGATAGGTTGGCTGCCGCTCAAGCTTTTGATAGGGGGCTCAAAGAAGCTGGCTCTGGCGCTGCTACATTAGGCATAGGCGTAGCGCTTGGTAAAGCTGGGCTTGTCTCCGGGCCATACCCAGAAGACCCAGAAGAGCGTGAACGATGGGCTCGTGAGGGCATCTCAGAGAACTCTATCAAGATAGGCGGTGCATGGTACCCAATCCCACAAGGTGCTGGTATGCTTGGTCTCCCTATTATGGTTGGCGCCGCTATTGGCGCAGAGGGCGACAGTAACGAGTCCCTAAAGAAGCTTTTAACGCCAAAAAGCTTGTCTAAGCTACTGCCTACAGATCAAATACAGGGCTTCTTAAACACCATGACTGGCGACGAAAGCCCACAAGCCCTAAAGAATATGCTTGCTAGCACCGTTAGATCGGTTACTCCGGTGGGCGCGTTGCTTAACCAAATATCCAAGTCATTTGATGATACTAAGAACGATACGACTACTAAGGGTCTTTGGCAAAATGTTTTTGACCAGGTGATGTCTGGCGTCCCTGGGGTGAACAATATGATGGATATACCGGATAAAACCGATGCAGACGGCAATGTTATTCAAAATCCAAACGCCTTACAGCTCGCTACTGGCGCGGCTACTGCCGTACAGGGTAGTGGAGAAGAGCGCTCACGACAAATTAGCGAAGAAACGAACTCAGCGTTATCTCAGATAGACAAATATGGCCTCTTAAACGACAAGAACTTAGACGGAGTTCTTGAGGGCACCGCGCTCGAAGCACTCAATAAGAGTAAATCTGGACAGCAGCTCGACGAAAGTGACATCAAAGCCCTCAAGGAGGGCTTGGTAAAGGGGGTTTCTCAGGCAGGGACCGATACAGCATATCTTGAGCGTGAGCAGTACGATACGAATCTGGCCGTGCTGAAACTAAAGCGAGACCTAATGAAAGAGGACCCGACGGTTAAGCCAAGTTCATTAGAGGACCTCGACGTAGCAATTACGCGTGGAGAAGTCTATAAGACCAACAAAATCCCATATAAATCTATTAAAGACTACATGGACACGAGCGCAACAGAATGGCGCAACATGGGCGACCCAGATGATGATGACTATAACCCTGAAATGTACGAGAAACTTTGGGACATTGACCAATTGATGACTAAATCGAAGGTATCTGACAACTATAAGGGCGATATGACTAAGAATAAGTATTCTGTTAAAGAGTATAAGGGTCGAGGTGGCAGGCGCGGCTCTGGTCGAGGTGGCTCTGGTGGCTCTCGTAGCATCGACACCAGCTTTGGCACATTAAAGACCCCTGGATATGCTCCACGAACGCAGCAATACGCAAGTATAGCGACGCAATCTGGTGTAGTTCCGCGTATAGCTGTTAAAAGACCTAATATAGTGCATAAAATAACAACAGGATAAGGTAGAATATAATCATGGCCGCAATAGATAACATCCGCGCACTAGCTCAAAAAACGTATTATACCATCAACGGCACCCAAAACGATGATACCGGTACCGACCTTACGACATTTGAAGACGACTTTATCCTGGGTTTTAATCTCTGGAAAGAAGAGTACGAGCAAGAAGCTTACTGGAATAGTGTCAGAGTTGATGACTATGTACTGACAACTATCGTTGACACTACGACATTTTCGTTTGAATTGTCGGATGAGTACCGAAGCCCAGTTATTAGTCAAAATAAATACCTCAAATTTGTCATTGACGATATTGTTGTGGCTAAATTCAAGATGGTTGACCCGAGCCAAAGGGTTGTTGATGACGACCTAGAACGACCTGATCGGGCGACTTTTGTTGGCGGAAACATAGTTTTATCTCGTGCACCTAAAACAGAAGAGGTTGGCGCTAGTGTCGTGCTTGACGTAGTAGGGTATATCCCCGACCTAACACGCACTGATGACTCGGCTTTAGACCTAATATCGAACAATCAGGTGGCCGTCTTGGGTATAGCCAAGAATATGACCCTAGCAGACGTCACGAAAGTGAGCCTGAGCCCCAGCTTTGCTCAAAAGTACGCAAACGAACTGAACAAAGCGGTAACTATAAATAACCAGAGTACTGATATAGACACCATGCGAGGGGACGACTACAGCTATATCGGTGGAGTTTGGTAATGGCTATATCGGACCCTGTTAAAGTAAAAGGGGCAACGATTACCACCCCTGTTCAAATAAACTCTTTTGCGAGTGGACTTGATGAGCGCGGCGAGTATAATATACCGCCAGATGCCCTCAGTTTTGCTGAGAACGCTCGCGTCAACTCTGCTAACAACGCCACTAAACGCTTGTCTAAACAGAGGTGGCTCCCCGACTCTGTAGGGTTCAACAGTGAAGTTTCAACAGTTTACTATGATAGTGAGATTTATCACTTTATAGCAGATGACGGTAAAATAAAATACTGCCAACCAGGGGACACGGCGTGGACCGACTGTACTGGTAGCAATACTATTACCACGACCACCGGCCTTATTACTACGTTCTTGCGAGTAAATGATATCTTACTGTGCATGAACGGGGTGGATGAACTTCGCTTCGTGACGCTATCAACCCTTGCGGTGACAGTATTTACCGCCGTTGTGGACCCAACGTCGTCAATAACAGCAGCGGCCACCGGGATAAGCGCAAGCGGCAGCTTTAAGGTGTATTACGCATATACCTACAACTCAGACGGTGGTGGCGAAACGGCTATCAGTAATATTCTATCCCAGGCCGTTTCTAAGAGCCGCTCTACGTGGGCCAGTGACGGGACGGAGTATCTGACGCTCACATTCAACGATACGCCCCCAGCCGGTGCTACAAGTCGTAACCTATATGCAGCTATCGCCCTACAGGGAACAACTCCAGTTGCAAGCGACCTAGCCATGCTTAGTGCGAACATACCGACCTCACAGGCTAGTTTTGTTGATAACGGCTCCATTCCATTCGATATTTCTTATAACACCGCTCCAGACAGCAACTCTACGGCTGGCATCAAGGCTGCTTCTGGCACGATGGTCGGCAGCATACCTGTGCTGTATGGCGACCCAGATAATCCTTATGACCTATATTTTGGTGGTCTTACTGATGACGGCGTATCGTTTGGCGCCAATAATGGGGCGCAGCGACTACCGCTACTCAAAGGCACAAACTACTACCCCACCTCTGTTGTAGGTTTTCGTAACAACCAGAACATACCAAATCTACTAGCTTTATTTACTGGTACAGAGGGTACGTCTAAGCAGCAAATAATTAGCTTGAAGACGCTTACTTACGGCAATACGACCATCAACTATTGGGGGGCAGACGACCTTAATGCTGGCGCGAGTGCCGTCTATGCTCGTTTCGGTGTAGTTATGTACTTAGGGCAACTGTTGTTTCCATCAGCTATGGGTATCACCTCTATTAAAACCGAGCAGTCGCTCCAAAACGTGCTACAGCCATCAATTATAAGCGACCCAATATCAGAGACTTACAGCACCATCAGGAACGCTAGTTTTGATAAGATTGTGGGCGCGGCTTGGAATAACCTTGTGGCGTTCACTATCCCTTCGCGTGGCTACAACTACAATAATCAGATTGCCGTATACGACCTCACGAACCAAGATAAGCCAAAATGGTACATTTGGGACCTCGCTGTTGACTGGATCGGTGCTGTGTCTCCGCCAAATACAGACAGTTTTATGTATATCCGACAAGGGGCTCACTTCTATAAGCTGGTTGACTCGTATGTAGCCGAAGACGAAGAGTATGACGGAACGTCTACCGCCTATCCAGTTACGGTTGAGACAGCTCTAGTGCCCGCAGTTCAGGCTCGAAACAGCTTCTTTGCGGCGACGCAAGCGGTCGTATATGTTGCTAACTTCATTGGAACGGTCAACGTACAGGTCACATACTTAGATAAAAAGGGTAAACCTAAAAGCAAGACCAAGACATTTACAAATGGGCCATTCACGCTCAACAAGCTTGGTGGCTGGGGAAACCCTCGTCTGCTCTATCGGTCATGGAATAACCGCATCATTAATTGGTCTACACCGATGCCATTTCAGGGGGAGCCAGCGGAAAACCAGAAGATTGTGAAGCGACTAAAGATCAGGCTACCGAACCGAGTAGTGAATGAGGTCAAATTTAAGGTGTGGAGCGAGCTCGAGAGCACTTCGTTTGACGTAGTGAATTGTGTGCTTGAGGGCGTAAATATTGGCATAATAGGTGACGTATAATAGGTGATATACTATGGTTATGAGAACAACAAAAATTGAACCAGACGCAGAAGTATCAAATCTTCTTGCTGAGTGGCAAAGAGGTAAAGCGTTTGTAGACAAGGCTATTAAAGACTTCCAGCGACTTGACACGATAGCAAACGCTCAGTACGAGGGTGGTAACAGTAAAAACCCCAATATTGGTGACACGACTGTTGCCGGTATCGTGCGCCAAATCATGCGTACCGCTGTTAAAAAGATGCCGCACGTATCTATAGCCGTCAACGGCTCAAAGAGCACAATTGAGGCTATTATATGCCGTAACCGCGTTGAAAAGGTACTATTAAACCCTATTACTTTCGGCAAGGGGCTTGTGAGCATCTTGCAACTTGGGGGGCGAGGGTCGCTCTCTCGTGGCTTCAACGTGTTCCAAGTAGCCGGGACCAAAATGTATGGTCAATATGGCGTGGTACCAAAACTTATTCACTTTAATGATTTCGCGATTGAGCCTGGTACGCAAGACGGAAGCCATAGCTCTTACTTCTGGATCCGCACTAAATGGACTCCAGGGAAGCTCAACGAGCTAATCGCTCGTGAAGAGAAAAAGCCAGCAGGGCAGAGTACTTATAATGTCGAGGCGCTCAAGGCTATGCGAGCAGTTGGACCAAATAGCAACGGTAGTGCCGATTATGCTCAGTACCTAACACCTATGGAGCAGAGTAAAATTGATGCCGACGCAGAGACCTATGACGTGCTGACACGTTACTGCAACGACACGAGCAAGCCTATTATCACGATTACCCCAAGCATCAACCAGAAGCTCCGAACCGTTGATAACCGCTCTAAATTTGGGTTCCCACGAACACTATTGCTTGTCATCGACCCAGCAGAATTGTCGCCATTCTGTTGCGCTCGTGTCCATGTAGTCTTTAATAGATTTATATGG